GACTATATAGATTCTACAAAATTGTTGGATATTATCCATCAAATAAAAAAATAGAAAAGGCCGGAGATTCCCGATTTCCGGCCTTTTCTGCCAAATTCCCCGGGAGGGCGCACGAACCCTTACTTGATGCAATAGTGCGCACTGACCCCAAATGGGGCAGTGGAAAAACAAAAAACGAAAGTAAAAAGGAGGTGAAAAGAGTATAAACGAGAAAAACGGAGAAAACGTGAGGAAACAAAAAATCTATGTTATCAAAGAGGAGAAAATGACCTATGAGAAAACGATGGAAAATGTCGAAAAAAAGAAGTCAGAGGCTATTCAAAAGAACCTACAAACCAATCATGTTCAATAAACACCGACCCGGCCTAAAGAGAGGTGGCGGAAGACTATAAAAGTGAACATAACATGTTAAGTTTTTGATCAAACTTTTTTTAAAAAGTTTTGGCGGTTAGCTGTAAAAAGTTTCCCGCCAAGGTTTTGATAAGGAAGGAAAAAATGGAAAATTGGTTAGTAGCATTCAAGGACGTAAAGCACGGAAAAGTATTGTATTATCGTATAAAAGAAGAAGATTGGTTTAGAATATGGAAAGAAGTGAAAAAACTGGATAAAGAGTTTGATAAGGAATTATTGGAGGAATAATGTCATGCTATTATCCCGTAGGATGCCAGGACAATGACGGTATCGCAACAGTCAGACCTTGTGGAAAATGCAGAGGATGCCGCCTAGACCGGGCCAGGGACTGGGCGGTTAGGTGCTATCATGAGGCCATGATGCACGACAAAAACTGTTTTATAACATTAACTTACAATAACGAAAACTTACCAAAGGACGGCTCAATAAGAAGAACAGAATTACAAAATTTCATAAAAAAGCTAAGAAAGGAGATATATCCCGAAAAGGTTAGATTCTTCGGATGTGGTGAATATGGTGAAAAACTTAATAGACCACATTATCACGCTTGTCTGTTCGGTTATGATTTCATGGATAAAGAGACACTATTCCATGCAAGACGTACAGAATTTAAAGGGCGATTTAGAAAAAGATCGGGAGAGAACGATTTATATCGTAGTCAAACACTAGAAAAAATATGGGAGAAAGGATTCTCAACAATTGGAGAGGTAACTTATGAATCAGCAGGATACGTGGCGAGATATGTTTGTAAAAAAATTAATGGAGACATGGAGAAAGAGCATTACAAAGGAAAAAAACCAGAATTTGCAGCAATGTCCCGAATGCCAGGAATAGGTAAACCATGGATCGACAAGTATTTAAGAGATGTATATCCGAAGGACTACGTAACAGTAAACGGCAAGAGAGTAAGGCCACCACGGTATTACGATACGCAGTTGGAGAAATACAACTTGATGGAGATGCGCTCTATCAGGAAAAAAAGGAGGGAAAACGCACTAAAAAAGTATCCGGATTCGACAGGTAGAGGTAGACAAAAGGAATATTACAGAGAATGTATTACGAAATCACTACAGAGAGGATTCGAAAATGGAAGAGATTAATATGTATGCAATCTATGACAGGGAGTCCAAGAAATACGAAACTCCATTCTTCACATTCAACGATGTATTCGCAGGTAGACGCTTTATCATGCTTCAAGATGATCAGGACAACCCCGGTATGTTATCCAAGTTCAGCGAATCATTCGAATTACGTAGAATCGGAACCTTTAATGTGATAACAGGAGAAATAAAGCCCACGGAACCTGAAAAAATAATGGATGGAAAAAAACAAGACAAAGGAGATAAAAGCTAATGAAAAGTGTTATGACTCATAGGTTCTCAGAAGTCCCCTCGGTTGACATCCCGAGGTCAACATTTAATCGATCCCACGGGCTCAAAAGCACATTTGATGCCTCATACCTCGTCCCCTGCTTCGTAGATATGGCTTACCCAGGGGACACCTTCAAACTCAACATGACCGGATTTTGTCGTATGGCGCCAAGCGCATTAACTAACCCGGTCATGGATAATATGTTCATGGAAACATTCTTCTTCGCAGTACCCATCAGATTATTATGGACAAACTGGAAAAAATTCTGCGGAGAGCAGGTAAACCCAGGAGATTCTATCGACTACACCATTCCTTATACAGTCATGAACAATGCAGCGAATCAAAGCCTGGCCGATTATATGGGCCTTCCCACCCAGGTCGCTGCAAACTTCAACGTAAACGCATTACCATTTCGTGCATATTGGATGATATATAACGAATGGTTCCGGGACCAAAATCTTATTGACTCGGTGGACGCAAACTGGACCACAGGTAATGGTCCGGACACCCAGGACATAGAAACTGCAAACACAACCCTCGTAAAAAGATGTAAACGACATGACTACTTCACTTCATGCCTCCCCTGGACCCAAAAAGCCACGGATCCGATTTACATGCCCTTAGGATCCATCGCTCCCATATTCGGTTATGATATGGATTATGACGATGTCGAGGACGCTGACAACCGGTTCCAGGTAAGAAACGCAGCCGGATCAGGCGCCAACCTTCGTATGCTTGGTGCTGACGGAACACACGCCTATGGTGACTCGGGCGGATCCGGATCCTCTAAAGGAGAACTATTCGCAGATCTATCACAAGCAACAGCATCAACCGTAAACGAACTACGTCAGGCTATTCAGGTGCAAAGGCTATTAGAAAAGGACGCAAGAGCAGGAACCCGTTATACAGAAATAGTCAGATCTCACTTTGGCGTGGATTCCGATGACGCTCGTATGCAAAGACCGGAATTTTTAGGCGGTGGCTCTACGCCAATATCAGTAAACCCGGTTGCAGAAACCGCCTCCGGATCAGCAGGACAATTAGGAGCCTATGGCACAGCAGCATTTAGAGGCCATGGCTTCGTAAAATCATTTCTCGAGCACAGCATTATACTCGGGTTGATTAACGTTAGAAGCGATATCACCTATCAGGAAGGAGTAGACCGTCTATGGACTGACGACACACGCTATGACCTTTATTGGCCATCTCTGGCCCATTTAGGAGAGCAGGCCGTGTACAACAAAGAGATTTATATAGACGCTGTAGACATCGGTGCCGGAACTACTGACGAGGTTTTCGGTTATCAGGAACGCTATGCCCATTTAAAATATAAACCTAGCCGAATATGCGGAAAATTCAGAGCGAATGACGCTGGAACCCTGGAAGCCTGGCATTTAGCTACGGAGTTCGGAGGCACAGTTACCCTCGATGATACTTTTATTGTGGATAACGCTATCACGAACATAGACAGAGTTATCGCAGTCCCTACGGAACCCCAATTTTTATTGGATGCTTATTTCAATTTTAAAGCCACCAGGCCCATGCCTGTTTATAGTGTCCCAGGCTACGTAGATCATTTCTAGGCAAAAGCTATGTCAATCATCTATACCTTACTATTAAAAAACTATTTGAAACAGTTAGACGGCAAATTAGGAGGTCCAATTATGGTTAATACACTGAAAATGTCCGTTATTTATCAAATCATGTGCCAAATCTACGGAAAACTCATGAGAGACGTTCTAAAAGGAGCTGTTGATGATCCTGACAGCGAATGGGACGAATGGCTCATGGCTTTAACAGACAGACTTTTCGATTATAAGGAGTAGCTATGGGATTTCTAGGAGACGCATTAGGAGGCTTGGTTTCATCAATACCAGCTGTAGGCCCGGCTCTTAGTTCAGCCATGGGCCTTACTACAAAGCCAAGTTTTAACATAGACGTTGGATCTATGGCCACAGGTTTAGCTGGTGACTACTTAGGAGCCAAATTAATTAATCAACCGGCTGCCAACTCGGCCTGGGCCTATTCAAAGGAAGCTGCGACAGCGGCCTATGAACGGCAAAAAACACTCTATGGTAAACGGTATCGTTGGACCATGGAAGATATGAGAAAAGCCGGTTTAAACCCTATGCTCGCTGCAAAAGGCGGGCCCATGGTCGGATCAGCGCCAAACGTTCATTCAGCCCAGTCCTTCATGGCACACCCTTCTCTAGGTAAAGCAGCAACATCAATAAGAGACGTACGGGAAGCCGAAAAGTCAGTACAGGCTGTAGGAAAATTACGTGCCGAACAGGGACTAATGGAAACAAGAGAAAGAGTCGAATGGCAGCGAATCGATCAGGTATCCTCAGAGATAATGAAGATACAAGAGCAAGTGCAATTATTACGAAAGCAAACAGATTTAACGGAACAACAAAGAGTAAAGGAAAAACATCTAATCAAAAAAGCCCAAAGAGAAGCAGAAGCGTTAGGCTTAGCATTACAAAAACTGCGTCATATCAACAAAATGTATAATGTCCCCTATGTAGGACCGGCTGTAGCGGCAATAAAAGAAATATTAGGATCCATACCCGTAGGAATACTATTCGGTGGATCCGGATCCACTTCAACAGATTCATTTACAGAATACGGTAAAGGCTGGAAAAACACCCATACAACCACCAGAAAAAAGAGAAGGAGATAGATCATGTCAGAAGCCTATAGAATTGCAAAAGCAGAAAATCCCGATTTAACCATGAAACAATGGTGCCTATGCCCGGGCAAAATCGATGGAGATGGTAAACCCCTATACACGACAGAACAGCATCATGCAGATTCCTGCGATGTAAACAAAATCATCAGAAAATATGATCAAACCGGATTACTACACCATGTAAACAAAATGGAGGCCACCTACGGAGACGTATCAGGGGCAGACTTTCAAGCTGCCCAACTATTAGTGGCCGGAGCGAAAACATCCTTCGAGAAATTACCTTCAAATATCAGAAACAGATTCTCAAACTCAGTACAAGAATACCTAGAGTTCTTTGAAAACCCAGAAAACAGGGCAGAGGCCATAGAATTGGGCCTCGTAAATGCAGACACCCCTGACGATCAGGACGGAATCGGAGAACACGTAAAGGATCCCAAAGAACCAGAAAAGAAAATAGGTAAAGATGATGTGTCTTGACAACCTCGATTATTTACCTGAGATTGTCGAAAAAACAGAATGGATAGTATCATGGAAAGAGTTGGTTCTATCATTAAAAGACTATATAGATTCTACAAAATTGTTGGATATTATCCATCAAATAAAAAAATAGAAAAGGCCGGAGATTCCCGATTTCCGGCCTTTTCTGCCAAATTCC